GGAACACCCTGATGTTTTTGAAATTGTTAAGCAAAAACGGATACTTAGCGCGCAAGATTACCGTTTGACACCTGACGCACAGAAGGATAGACTAGCGGTCAGAGAAGAAGTAAAACGTTTACGAGCCGAACGTTTACTGCGACCCTTTGAGGCTCAAATTTCGGAGTATTTAGAAAATGTCTAAAAAAGTTTTAGTTTCTGTTTTTGATAAAGTTGCCGGTCTTTATTCTCCGGCTATGACAGAGATCAATCCGGATTCTGCCATTCGTAACTTCAGGATTGGTGCCAAACAGAATCAGCAGATTAATGCTTGTCCGGAGGATTATTGCCTTGTTCTTCTTGGAACCATTGATGATGAAACTGGTGAAATTGAACCTGTTGATAAAGTTGAAGGTCGTCCAGTTGAGCTGTTTCAAGCAAAAGACCTTTTCCCGGCTGAATAGTCTGTGTACAATTAAGAAGCTCTCTATTCCCTGAGGCCACCCGTAGGTCAACCGAAGTCGGCCCTACGGGTTTTTTCAACTGAGGTGATTATGCCTAAATTCTTTACTAAATACACTCCCCAGAAAGTTCCCGGCTTTTCTTCTGATCAGCCGAGTAAAGTCCAAGAGCAGTTTGCTGAAGCTTGCCAGACGGATACAATTATTCGTAAGTACAACATGATGGGCGTCAATCCGTTCATTTCTGCCGGCGGTAGCCAGTATCTGGATACTACTCAGATTCCTTCTTTTGTAGCCGCGCAAAATGCTCAAGTCAAAGTCAAAGAGTATTTCGAAGGTTTGCCCTCAGATATTCGACTTGAATTTAATAACGACCCTATGCAGTTTGCTGAAGTCGTTTCTGACCCGCGGAATGCGGACTACCTCCGAGAGATCGGAGTGCTTGCACCCCTCCCTGCGGAGCAGGAGGGTGAAAAACAACCAGCTTCTAGTGGGGATATTTCCGAAAATGCCCCCCAGCCAAGTGAAGGTAGTGATCTTTTTGCTCAGAAAGAGGCTGAAAAGCCTGTTTCTTCTGAAAAATCAAATGGTTAGGTATAACGTGGCACAGGTACCTACTTGTTGTAACTGTGCCACGTGACACCACAAGATTTTTCGTGGTGGTGAAATTTTTAACTTTTTTATCATTTTTAAGGACTTAAAAAAATGTCAAAAAATAGTGCTCGCAGACGTCAAAGATCGAATCATTTTTCTCAGATTCCTAATTCACCTATTCAACGTTCTGTATTCGATCGTTCTCATGACTATAAAACTACATTAGATTCCGGTTATCTCATTCCTTTCTTTGTAGATGAAGTTCTTCCCGGAGACACATTTAAGTTGCGTGTGAACGCTTTTGTTCGAATGAATACGCTTATCGCTCCGTTTATGGATAACGTGTTTATGGACACTTTCTTTTTCTTTGTCCCGACCCGTCTTGTCTGGGACAATTGGCAGAGATTTTGCGGAGAACAAAAAAATCCCGGTGATTCAACCGATTTTTTAATTCCTTCTCTTTCCGGCACGAATACGTTCACTAACGGTTCTATTTTCGATTACATGGGTCTTCCGACTGGCGTCGCATTAGACCCGGCTAACACACCTATCAATGCTCTTCCATTTAGAGCTTATAACCTTATTTATAACGAATGGTTCCGCGATGAGAATCTAATTGATTCGATTCCAGTTTTAACTACCGATGGTCCTGACCCCGTTTCTAACTACACCCTGCGTAAGCGTGCTAAACGTCATGACTATTTCACTAGTGCCCTGCCGTGGCCTCAGAAAGGCCCGAGTGTCGAAGTTGGTTTGACTGGTAATGCCCCGATTGTTGGATTTGGTGCAGGTTCAACTTGGAACCTTACTAGTTCTCCTAATTCTTCTACCAACACTTCTTGGTCGTTGCATTCAGGTTCTAATAATCCTCCTGAATCATCAACTGGAATTACTTATAAACCTGTGCAGGGTGGTCAGCGTGTCCCCTTATTAGCTCTTCCAAATACTGAGGGGCCGTATTTAGGTTTTGAAAGTCAATCTACGGAAAAAGTTTATTATCCTTTGACCGAACTTTCTGGCTCGAATGATACAGGTAGCTACTACTTTAATGGCGCTCAGCTTCAAACGTCTTCTGGTGTAGCTCCTTATGCGGATTTGTCTGGCGTTTCGGCTATAACGATCAATGATCTTCGCCAAGCTTTTCAAATTCAAAAATTCTATGAAAAATGGGCACGCGGCGGTTCTCGTTATACGGAAACTCTGCGTGTAATGTTCAATGTCATCTCTCCTGATGCTCGCCTTCAGCGTCCTGAGTACCTTGGTGGTACTCATTCTCGTGTCAACGTCGTACCGACGGCTCAAACTAGTAGCACCGATTCTGTGTCTCCTCAGTCTAATTTGTCAGCTTTCGGCGTTCTTGGTGATTCTGCCCATGGATTCAACAAGTCTTTTGTTGAGCACGGTTACGTTATCGGTCTTGTCTGTCTCCGCGCTGATATTACTTATCAGCAGGGATTAAATCGTATGTGGTCTCGTCGCCAGTTATTTGATTTTTACTGGCCCACTTTAGCTCACCTTGGTGAGCAGGTTGTTTACAACAAGGAGATTTATACGCAAGGTACTGCTGATGACAACGGCGTTTTCGGTTATCAGGAACGCTACGCTGAGTATCGTTATAAGCCCTCGATGATTACCGGAAAGCTTCGTTCTACTGACGCACAGACGCTTGATGTCTGGCATTTAGCCCAAAAGTTCGATACTCTGCCTAAACTTAATCAAGACTTTATCGAGGAAAACCCTCCGATTAATCGTGTGATTGCTGTTCAGAATGAACCGCAGTTTTTTGCTGATTTTTGGTTTGATTTGAAGACTTCTAGGCCTATGCCTGTGTACTCCGTGCCCGGATTAGTCGATCACTTCTAATCTCGAAAGAGCCGGGTTATTCTGTTTTTACCGAGCCGACGCCCGCAAGAGGCAAGCGGGGCGATGGTAAACACGGAAATAACCCGGCGATCTAATAATGTGAAAAGGACTACAAATTATGTCTCTAGGTAATTTCTTAGGTTCTGTTGGAGGTGCCATTGGCGGTCTTTTTGGAGACGCTATAGGAGGCACGATAACAGGCGCTACGCTTGGTTCTGGTCTCGGTTCGATTGGTAGCTCTCTAGGTAGTCTTGTAGGCTTTGGTTCTGATGCTCTTGGTCTCTATAATGATTTGACCGGCAATTCTGCGAAAGTGCAAAAGGAGTTGATGGCTTATCAGGCTCAGCTCCAAAATGCATCGTGGAAATATCAGATGTCTAATCGCCATCAATTGGAAGTAGGAGATTTGAGGAATGCTGGACTTAATCCTATTCTTTCTGCCAATAGTGCTGGCGCTATTTCTGCTGGCATTCCTAATGGTGCATTGGCAGATTCTGATAGTGCTCGTTATGGCGCTCGCTCTTCTGCCGCTTTAGCCCGTCAAAATGCGGCTCAGGTCGCCTCTTTAATTCAGACTAATGCTAGTACTCAGGCTCGTAATGAGGCTGAGGCTAAAGCCGCAATTATGAATGCAGAGAGTAATCGGATGTCGGCGGTAGCCGGTGCTAATCGTAATAATGCGGAAGCCGGTTATGCGGCAGTTAGGTCTAAGAATGAGGCGCTTTATCCGAGTAATCAGCCTATGCCGTTTAAGTATTTTAATTCTGCAAAAGGCATGGTCGATTCGATTGAGGATTTCTTAGATCGTCGTTATGGATTGCCTTCTAACGCATCTCCTGAGCGTAGGAGACGTTATGAGGTTTATATTAATGGTGTAGGTCGTCGTCAGTAAAAATATCTCTCATAGAGCGTTTTTGGAGCTTTTAGGAGGATTTATGAAAATCACAACAGATTGGTTAGATCAATTCTTTAATATCTTTTCCAAGCTTGGTAAAATGCTTTTGTATCTTTATCAACTTTTTAGAGGAAAACTATGAGACGCCGTCGTCTATCCCGCAGAACTTCCCGCCGTTTTTTCCGTAAAGGACTTAAGGTTCGCCGTCGTAACCTCCGCGCGAGACCGATGAGAGGCGGATTCAGAATTTGAGGTTCCACGTCGAACGGAAGGCGTCACTAAAATGGCGCCTTTTTTTTATGACTTGTTACCACCCAATTACTGCGTATTGGAGCAGGACGTTAAAAACAAAGTTGGGTACTCCTGCGATAACGTTTAAATATGCTGATGCTGACCCTGAACTTGGAGAGTTCCAAATTCCTTGTGGTCAATGCATTGGTTGTAGATTAGATCGCTCGCTCGATTCGGCCGTGCGAGCCCACCATGAGAGTCTTTTATATGATCGGAATTACTTTCTTACGCTCACGTATAACAACGAAAATTTACCTCCTTTTGGTTCTCTTATTCCTAGGGACCTCACTTTGTTTTGGAAAAGAATCAGAAAGCGTGGAGTTAACCTTCGTTACATGGCTTGTGGCGAATATGGGAGTACTTATGGTCGTCCCCATTATCACGCTATTATTTTTAACTTGCCTCCTCTCGAGCTTCGTCAGATTGGCACTACCAAAACTGGATTTCCTACTTTTGTTAGTGACTTATTTTCTGAATGCTGGCCTTTTGGTTTCCATACTCTTAATTTCGTCTCTTTCGAATCATGTGCTTATGTTGCCCGCTATGTGACTAAGAAAATTCTTGGTGATGGTAAGCAAATTTATGAAAAGTTCGACCCAGTTACCGGTGAGGTGGATTGCCGTGTTAAGGAGTTTTCTCGGTGGTCTACTAAACCCGGCATCGGCCATGACTATTTCATGAAGTACTGGAGAGATTTCTATAAGATCGATTGTTGTTTGATTAATAACAAAAAGTTCAAAATCCCTCGTTATTATGATCGATTACTCTTAAGGGAACACCCTGATGTTTTTGAAATTGTTAAGCAAAAACGGATACTTAGCGCGCAACATAAGCACATGATTCGAAAGAGACGAAATTAAGAGTATGGAAACCAAAAG